ATGAAGAAGATTTAAAAGTAATTAGAAAAGAACTCAAAAATTTAACTGAGTTAAAGGCTCTTGTATATGATATTCAGTTGAAGCAGAAAGATTTAGAACTTCAAGAAGGTATATTGAATGAACCACCAGATACAGAAGAGAATATTGGTAGTGGTAAAGATCCATTAACACCAATGGATAAAAAGTTTGCTACTTTACAAGATTTAGCAAGTCATTATAGAATTTTCATCAATAGAATCCAAACCCAATTAGCAACTATGGGTGGCGGTGGTGCTGGAACCATCAAAGATTTGGATGATGTTGATTTTGATCAGACTACTGGTGATAACAAGTTATTAATATTTGATAAAGCAAATTCTAAATGGGTAGGTATTGCTAGTACTGCTCTTTCTCCTGCTGCAGAGACTTTAGATCAAACCCTAAAGCAAGGTAATACTTCTACAATGGGTATGAATGTAAGTGGTATCACTTCTCTCAGTAATACTACTAATTCAACTGCATTTAATAATGGAGCATTAATTGTATCTGGTGGTGTTGGTATTGCTAAGAGTCTTACAGTTAAAGGTAACATATCTTGTGCTGGTACAGTTTTCTATGAGGATGTAACTAATATAGATTCTGTTGGTATAGTAACAGCAAATAGTGGTATAAATGTTTCTGGTATCGTTACTGCAGTTGCAGGTGCAGCAGTAACTTACTATGGTGATGGTTCTAATTTGACAGGCAAGGCATCTATAGGACTGGTATTAGCACTAGGATGAAGACATTTAAACAGTTCATGTCGGAAAGTCCCAATATGTCTGGCCCAGTGGGACCAAACAACCCTTCTATGGCAGGATATGTACCAAAACTGTTTCCACACGATACAACTCCTTTAGATCAAGGTTTCCAAGGACCAGGTGAGACAGGACAAGATAGGTATAATAGATTCTTTGGAGTAGTTCCTGTTGAGAAGATGACTCTCCAAACTAGACTTGATGGAAATGACTCTATTGATGGGATGATAGATGCCTCAAAAGAGTATGTTAATAAGATAGATGACCACAATAGTATTGTGAAATTGAATCAAGTTAAGAGATGGTCAATGGGTGTTAGAGACTAAATTTGCATATATATTAAGCCCTGCAAAAAGTGAATGGCTGACGAAGTAAAAGAAGAAATCAAAGAAGAAGAGTCCGAAAAAGATGAAAAAGGTGCTCTTGGTAAGTTAAAAGATGCAATCTTACCAGACGCTGATGAACAAGCAGCAATCGTTAGTACATTTGTACGTCTAGGCGTGTTGGTGTGGTCGGGTGGAATATTGACTCTTAATTACGTAGCTATCCCAGGTGTACCACAACAAAAAATAGATCCAACATTTATTGCTTCGGTATTTACGGGAGTTTTAGCTAGCTTCGGAATTCAAACCGCCTCTAAAAAAGGAGACGGTACTATGAAAATGAACGGCAACGGCAACGGAGGCAACGGTGGTCCTCCTCCTGTAACAGCGAAAGATCTTGAGACAATCATGGCAAAAGCAAGTGCTGGTCCTGTTCAAACAATTAGAGTTGAGCAAGCACCTCTTAAGATCACTACTGATACTACAAAAGATGACAAAAAATTCACTATGTGATATAATGTTTTTCAAAAATAAGGTTATCTAAAATGCAAAAACTAGTAAATGTCGTTGCTATTGCGTCTGGTGCTGTATCTATTGCCCTTATTGGCAGTGGCTTATTTGTATATGTCAACAGAGATTCTATCATTGATTCAGTTAAGCAACAAGCTATTGAAGCAGTTACTGGATCACTTGGTGGATTGGGTGGCGGAGCACTTCCTCTTGGGACCAATGATCTTGCTCCTAGTGGTGGCGATACCACTCCTAGTATGGGTCTTCCTACGCAATCGGCACAAGGATTACCTGGACTCTGATCTAGACGATTATTATGAATAATGTCTTCTTAAACTAATGTAAAGATGTTTAAGAAGACATTAAATGTTTAAATAGTTCCATGAGTGTTATCATCTACCAAGAAGAGATAGAACTTCTGGAAGAAGAAAAAGCAGAACTTCAAAGAGAGGTTCTGTTTCTTCGTAGGAAGTTAAAGTACTATCAACAAGCATTAGAAGAAGAACGGTAATAAATATAAGGAGACTTCACCATTTAAAATGAAAGAGTGTCCTCCTGGAAAATTCTATGATGCATCGAAAGGAGAATGCGTATCTACTCGCACGTATGTGGGTGGACGTTGGTTAGGTCGTGATCCAGAGGATGAAAATGGACGAAAATCTAAGAAAAACGGCAACAAGAATGGCAATGGACATTCAGGAGCTAATGGGTCTAATTCTAGCAACGGCAATGGGAATGGGAACGGTTCCAATGGAGGGGGAGGAATGAGTAGCGAAGATTGGAAACCAGAGATAGAACATGTTAAAGGTTCTGATCTCCGTAAGAAAGCAGCAGAGAAAAAGAGGAAGGAAGCAGCAGATAGTTTACCACCACATCTTAAACTAGATGTAATGAAGAAAGCTTTTGCTAAAGCAAATGAGGAAGTGGAACTTGATGAAGGTGGAATGGCACGTCAGGTGAAGCACTCTAAGAGTCGCAGCACCGCAGTTTTAACTGGTAACAGAGCAGACAAGTCTAGTAAAGAAAATAAATCACGTAATAAGGAACTTGGCAAGAAGATCCGTAGCATGGGTTATGGATATAAGAAGGTGAAAGGTGAGTATCCTGAAAAGGATGAGAAGACGGGTAAGAAGAAGACAGTTAGCGAACCATCAATGGCCGTTAACGCACCTAAGAAGAAGTTTAAGAAATTTAAGAAACAAATGAAACGTCTTGGTAAAGAGTATAACCAAGATGCTGTAATCACAAAGAAAGGAAAGGACAAAGCAACAATACACCCTACTACTAAGAGAGGTCGTAACACCTCAACTGGTCCTTCTAGGAAAGGTAGTAAGTTAGGACAGGTACGTCCAGGTAAAACTGGTGAGTATGGACATACCAAAGTTGGTAAGAAGACTTATACTTATGAAGCAACAACTCTTCCAAGAGTAAATGGACAGACACTTTACGTTACGTTCCAGTGGCGTGGTAAGTATATGTCTCTTCAGATGTTCTTCCCAGAATTAAAGATGCCATCTAAGAAAGATGTGCAAGATGCAATTGTAAAGGTATATCCTGGTTCAAGGGTCATGGATTATGATGTAGTTTTGAGAGATCCTACTAAACCAATTTTACAATTGCCTGAGGATACTGCACCTATGCCTGCTAATGGTTCTAAAACTCCAACAGTTGATGATGTACAAGGTAAGCAATTACAGCAACAAAAGAAAGGTCGTGAGGACCAAGACTTAAAATCTAAGGAAAAAAGAGTGATGAGACTGAAAAGACAAGTTCTTCTTAAAAAATTAATGGCAGTAAGAGCTGGTGCTGGTGCTGACATCGTTACTTAATTATGGCAAATCCAATTATTTACGGAAAGATATGTAATCCTATTAAGGTTGCATATGGAAGCACTGTAGGTGTCATTACTTGCGTTGACAACAAAAAGATTTACATTGATGGTGTGTATGCACATGCTGGATATGGAGCATCTACAAGTGCTCAAATTTATTTTGTTCCTAATGGTGGTACAACTGATTCTCCCGATTTCAGAATTGTAGATGAAAGTATTGCTGATAGAGGAAACTATAGATTTGATGTCTATGCTTCTCCTTTAGTTCTTGAAAATAGTGGAGATGCTTTGTTCGTTGGTACTGGTAATTTTGGAACTACTGGTGCTGGAGCAACTTGTACTTTTATCGTTAGTGGTTATCGTCAAACTTAATTATGCCTCAAGAAATATACCTTGGTAATCCCAATCTCAAGAAAGCAAATACTGAGATTGAATTTAGTCATGATCAGGTTCAAGAGTTTATTAAATGTAAATTTGATCCTGTTTATTTTGCTAGAACATATATAAAAATTGTCAATGTTGACGAGGGATTGGTTGGTTTCGATATGTGGCCATTCCAAGAGAAGTTAATAGAAAGATTTCATGATAATAGATTTAATATTTGTATGATGCCTCGCCAGACTGGTAAGTCTACTACGTCTGTATCATATCTACTTCATTATGCTATCTTCAATGATAATGTTAATATTGGTATTCTAGCAAACAAGGCAGCAACTGCCAGAGACTTGTTAGCAAGACTCCAGACTGCTTATGAGAACTTACCCAAATGGATGCAACAGGGTATTCTTGTATGGAACAAAGGTAGTTTAGAACTGGAGAACGGTTCCAAGATTATGGCAGCATCTACATCTGCTGCTGCAGTTCGGGGTATGACATTCAACATCATATTCCTAGACGAATTTGCGTTCGTTCCTAATCATATTGCTGACGACTTCTTTAGTTCAGTATATCCTACAATTTCATCTGGTAAGTCCACCAAGATCATCATCGTCTCTACCCCTAAGGGTATGAACCACTTCTATCGCATGTGGCACGATGCTGAGAACGGAGATAATGAATATGTACCTACTGTTGTCCATTGGAGTGAAGTTCCTGGTAGAGATGAAGCGTGGAGAGAGCAAACTATTGCTAACACGTCAGAAGCACAGTTTAAGGTTGAGTTTGAATGTAACTTCTTAGGGTCTGTTGATACCTTAATAAATCCAGCAAAATTAAAATCTTTGGTTTATGATAAACCAAAAATGTCTAATGAGGGATTAGATTTATATGAACAACCTCAAGAGAAACATGATTATGTTTGTACAGTTGACGTTGCTCGTGGTGTAGGAGAGGATTATTCTACATTTATAATTGTAGACATCACTACATTTCCCCATCGTGTCGTAGCAAAATATAGGAATAATGAAATTAAACCTATGCTATTCCCTAATATTATACACGAAACTTGTAAAGGATACAATGATGCCTTTATATTAGTTGAGGTAAATGATATTGGAGATCAAGTAGCATCTATTCTTAATTATGATTTTGAATATCCCAATCTTCTTATGTCATCTATGAGAGGAAGGGCTGGACAAGTTATAGGACAAGGTTTCTCTGGTACTAAGGTACAACTTGGAGTTAAGATGTCCAAGACTGTTAAGAAGGTTGGAGCATTAAACCTCAAGACAATGATTGAGGCAGATAAGGTTTTATTTAATGACTATGATATCATATCAGAATTAACCACATTCATTTCAAAGAGTAATTCATTTGAGGCAGACGATGGTTGCAATGATGACTTAGCAATGTGTCTTGTCATATATGCATGGTTGGTAGCACAGGATTATTTTAAAGAACTTACTGATCAGGATGTAAGAAAAAGATTATATGAGGATCAGAAAAATCAAATAGAACAAGACATGGCTCCATTTGGATTTATGCTTGATGGGTTGGAAGATGACTCATTTATAGATGAAGATGGACAAAGATGGACTAAGACAGATAGGGATGATATAGAGTCAACTTATGGTGATATGAGTTATATGTGGGAGTATCGTTCATAGTTCACGCACGGTTTCCCCTCTGAAAATGTAGCTTTCAATAAATAATTTGTAGGAAATTGGGAACTCTCAGAGGGACGCAAGCATGGCTATTCAGTTAGTATCACCTGGTGTATTAATCAGGGAAGTAGATCTAACAGTAGGAAGGGCGGATAATGTACTCGATAATATCGGTGCAATCGCAGGCCCTTTTGAAATTGGACCTGTTGATGATCCAATCACTGTGGAAACAGAACAGGATTTAATCAACACATTCGGAAAGCCATTGAGCACCGACAGTCAGTATGAGTATTGGATGACTGCAGCGTCATTCCTTTCATATGGCGGTATTCTTAAGGTTGCTAGAACAGATGATGACGACCTCAAGAATGCTAATGCAGGTGTTGGTATTGCTAATACAACAACTCTGAAGATTAAGAGTTACGATGATTATCAGTCTAACTACACAACTGCTACCGATTTCTATTACGCTGCTAAAAACCCTGGTACTTGGGGTAAGGATTTAAAAGTCTGTTTCGTTGATGACTTTGCTGATCAAACCCTTACTTTTACTTCTACTAGTCTTGCTGGTTCTGGTGTAACTGTTGGTTATGGTATAACTGCTCCTTTAAGTACAGTTCTTCCTGGTGCAGGAACTACTTCCAGTTTCGTAGGTTACCTTAAGGGTATCGTTACTGGTGTTTCTACTGATGCTGTTGGTGGTAAGTCAACTGTTGATGTTAAGATTGTTTCTCGTGTAGAAACAGTTGGTGGTGGTTCAACTGAAACTAAGGTTAGTTATACTGAAGGTGGTATCTACGCATTTGGTACTTCAGACGGTTTATTCACAAGACTTCCTGCTGGTACAGTTGGTAGTAGTGCAATAACTCCTACTGCAGTTGCTGATTGGTATGATGCTCAAACTCTCCAATTAGATAACGCAACTGTTTACTGGAAATCAATTGCTCAAAAACCAGTAACTAACCAATATGCTACAGAAAGAGGTGCATATAACGATGCAATGCATGTGGTTGTTGTTGATGATTCTGGAAGCATAACTGGAATTAAAGGTAACATCCTTGAGAAGCACATTTCACTTTCTAAGGCTGTTGACTGTGAGTCATCAGGAAATGCTGGACAAAAGATCTGGTACAAGACTTATCTTGCAGACTTCTCTGAGAAGACATTTGCAGGATATAATCCATCTGTTGCATATGACGCAATGCGTCTTATCGGACCAGTTAACACTGGATTCGGTGGAACTGAATACTCTGCCATCAGTAATGCTGATGCACAGTGGGGACAGAATGCTGGAGATGTGACATACTTTGCAGGTATTGGTGCTACCACTTATGCACTTAAAGGTGGTAATGACTACACTGCTGCAAATGGATTTAAGGCAACACTCGGTGCTTTGATTACTTCTTACAATAAGTTCCAAACCAAAGACGAGATTGCTGTTGATTACCTAATCGCTGGACCTGGTTCTGATACAAGAGCAGAATCACAGGCCAAGATTAATAAGTTGGCAGACATTGCCGAAACAAGAAAAGATTGCGTTGCTGTTGCTGGTCCTCAACGTGGAGACGTTGTTAACATAACCAACGCTGCAACACAAACATCAAACGTTATTGCCACTTTAGATGGAGCAAATTCATCTTCATATCTAATCATAGACAGTGGTTATAAGTATATGTTTGATAGGTTTAACAATGAATTCCGTTGGGTTCCATGTAACGGAGACATTGCTGGCCTCATGGTTAGAACTAACAGAGAGTTCTATCCTTGGTTCTCTCCTGCTGGACAGCAGCGTGGTGTTCTTAACAACGCTACTAAGTTGGCTTACAACCCAACTCAAGCACAGAGAGATTCTCTGTATACCAAGCGGATTAACCCGATTATATTCCGTCCTGGTATTGGCATCATGCTCTTCGGAGACAAGACTGCCCTTGGTTATGCCTCAGCGTTTGACAGAATTAACGTTAGAAGACTGTTCCTTACAGTCGAGCAGGCACTAGAGAGAGCTGCACAAGCTCAACTCTTTGAGTTCAACGACGAAATTACTCGTGCTAACTTTGTTAACATCGTAGAACCATATCTACGTGACGTACAAAGCAAGCGTGGTCTTTATGACTTCCTAGTAATTTGCGACGAAACAAACAACACACCAGATGTCATTGATAACAATGAATTCCGTGCTGACATCTTCCTCAAGCCTAGCAAATCTATCAACTTCGTTTCACTAACCTTTGTTGCTACTCGCACAGGTGTTAGTTTTGAAGAAGTTGCTGGTAGAGTATAATTAAGGAGCAAACGTAAATGGCAACCGCACCAAACCCCCCATCAGTAAGAAATATCTCTCAGTTTAAAAGTAAACTGAGAGGTGGTGGAGCCCGTCCTAATCTGTTTGAAGTAGCAATTCCTAACTTCCCAGATTTTGTCGGTGCATCTTACAACAACGATGACAAGAGTAACTTACGCTTCATGTGTAAGGCTGCTAACCTTCCTGCATCAAACGTCGCACCAATTGACGTTCCTTTCAGAGGTCGTATTTTAAAAGTTGCTGGAGACAGAACTTTCGATCCTTGGACAATCACAGTTATCAACGACGAAGATTTCAGACTTCGCACTGCTTTTGAAGGATGGATGAATGGTATCTCCAAGTTGGATAACAACACTGGAGCAACTGCACCTACTTCTTATATGCAAGATGCATTTGTGTATCAGTTGGGTAGAGGAGCAACTATTGCATCCGAAACTCCATCTAATGACATAAGTGGAGCAGGCCCTACAGAATCAGCAAATGTATTGAGAGCATACAAGTTCCTTGATATCTTCCCAACTAACATTTCTGAGATAGCATTATCTTATGATACAGGTGACACCATCGAAGACTTTACTGTTGAATTCCAAGTTCAATACTTCGAGTCATTTGGATCAGCAGAAGCAGCAGACATAAGGTAATATTTGTGCTATACTAAATACTATGAACGGTATAGTCCACCATAGTATAAATGGCTAAATTATTTGGATTCTCGATTGAGAATAATGAAGAAACTCCGAAGTCAGTAGTATCACCAGTCCCCAATTCCAATGAGGACCAAAGTGATCACTACATGACTTCGGGGTTTTTTGGCAACTATGTAGACTTAGAAGGTGTATTTAAGAATGAGTTTCAGTTAATACGTAGATATAGGGAGATGGCGTTACATCCAGAAGTGGATGGTGCAATTGAAGATGTTATACAAGAGTCTATAGTTTCCGATACTAACGAAAGTCCTGTAGAAATTGAACTTTCAAAGTTAAATGCCAGTGATGGTATTAAGAAAAAAATTAGAGAAGAGTTTAAATTTGTAAAAGAACTCTTAGATTTTGATAAAAAGTCTCACGAAATATACCGTAACTGGTATGTTGATGGTAGATTATATTATCATAAAGTTATTGATTTGAAGAAACCTGAAGAGGGTATTCAGGAATTGCGTTATATTGACGCAATGAAAATGCGTTTTGTTCGTCATGCTGTTAAGGATAAAGCAGGTGAAGCAGGTAGAATAGCTGCTATTCAGAGTCAAAAAGAAATGAATAGTATTCACCAAGCATTCCCAGAGATAGAAGAATACTTCATTTATAGTACTAAAGATACCACTGGTGGTGCTTTAAACCCTTCTAGTAACCTTACAGACACTAAAGGTGTTCGTTTCTCTAAAGACTCTATTGCATATTGTACTTCAGGTTTAGTAGATAGAAACAAAGGTTCTGTTTTATCATACCTTCACAAGTCAATTAAAGCACTTAATCAACTTAGAATGATTGAGGATAGTCTTGTAATCTATCGCTTGTCTCGTGCTCCAGAAAGAAGAATATTCTACATTGATGTAGGTAACCTTCCTAAAATGAAGGCTGAACAATACCTTCGTGATGTCATGATGAGGTATCGTAACAAGTTAGTTTACGATGCAAACACTGGAGAAATCCGTGATGACAAGAAGTTCATGTCTATGATGGAGGACTTCTGGTTACCTAGACGTGAAGGTGGAAGAGGTACTGAGATATCTACATTACCAGGTGGACAAAACCTTGGAGAAATTACAGATATTGAATACTTCAAGAAGAAATTATATAAGGCATTGAATGTTCCTATTTCTAGAATTGAAGGAGATGGTGGATTTAATTTAGGTAGATCTTCTGAAATCTTAAGAGACGAACTTAAGTTTACCAAGTTTGTTGGTAGATTGCGTAAGAGATTTAGTAATC